ACTGACAATGCCTGAATGACACATGTCAATTAGGTGACGACACAATGGACTGACTAGGCCTGCAAGTGGACTTGGTTTTTCCAAGCGTCCGGTCACAGTGCCCATGACGGTCTCAACATCAAGTTGCAATAATTTGCTCTTGGCGTCGTCAACCCTGTTCGTAACATTATTCATTACGTTAGCAAGTTTTTGGGGTCCCGCCTTACCCATTAATCTTTCAGCATTTGGGTGTGAAGCTAGTACCCCCATAGCATCACGAACTAATCCTCTCCACCAATCATTTGGCTTATTAGTCACGCGTGGTACCAACTGTCGGCCATCTTCCAAATGATCAAAGACCTTGCTGAAATGTTGATATAGCTTAGGCTCAAAAGTCTTTTTGATCACTGTGCCCCTTTGTCTGTAGTATTCCACAGTGTCACGCCTTTCCATTGAAGCAAATTCCTGTCTTACCTTACGTGGCAGGATGCTTGCCATAACACTCGCATCAACATCCTTATGATCAGGTATAGACACACCTTCCCAGTGCTGGATCTTACTCCACCCTTTGCGAACCATCAATTTCGACAATGATGAATTCGCTTGACTATATCTAGGTGTTCTGACACGGGATCGTCTAACCTGCACAAAACGTGCATCTTTGCCATCACTACGACATATACCCATGCCACCAAGCCATGTTGGGGTTCTCAAGACATCAGCTGTTGGGCGGTAAGTCTGATCACCAATCCTGACAGCAGACCAATGTTTGACCAACAGATTCTTCGCCCTTTCCAACCTCTCCACAGCACCACCTCTGCGCATGATTCGGTTCAACCCCTCGCAAACATTTTGGGCTGATCTAACACCTGCATAACGCGGACTAGTTTGTGTGTCGCCAGAAGTGAAACCAGTTATGCCACGACAGTAACTGCCAGTAATTGTGGTTCCATCTCTATACATCAAACGCAAGAATTCGGCCCTACGCAGACTGACCATTTGCTTGCTGGCTTGAGCATCAAGGCCCAATGGATCAATCAGACTCACGAATTTTAGTGCTGTCCAAAGTGAAGGTGCATCACCCTCCATATCATCACCTAAAACGTTGTAACGACTCAGAGGATCTATGCCATACTCCCGGATGAACATAATCCTTTGAGCAGTAGTGTATGCAAAGTTAAATGTCACGTTGATGTACATAGTACTGCGCCATCCGGTCCAGAGACCACGAACCAACCTGACATATTCATCCTTGTCCAGCCTGGCTTGCACATTGTTCAGCGCGGAAGCGGCCCACCTACAAGCTTGCCTTATGAAGTCAAGAATACCATCGGCATCATCACTGCGCATGCCAGAAGGTAACACCAAACGAGCATCTAGGGCCTCGGCTTGAGCCAACCAAAGACGTTGCATCCGTTTGAAAGTGTGAAGAATGTTGTAATCAGCATAATCGCTACAAGCTCTAGCCGCATCACCACCAGTGGACGATAAGCGGTTGGTCAACTGTATAAATTCAACATAGCTACTCTGTTCCAAAGCGATCTCGTCTATACCACGTAAGACGTGTCCCTCACCGCCCCAAAGTGCCATTGACTCAACAACCCAATGATACAAGGGACCAGGAAGTAACATGCGCAACTTGCCCGCTTCGAACTTGTAAGTAGGCTGTCCAATACAACTGGGATCCACGTCCAAACACTCCAAAATCCCAGCAACACCCATCCGGTTTAACTGAGAAGACTTGTTACCTCCACTGGTCCGCATAAGTGAACCATCAGGCATCACAAGTTCCAAACCTTTATTAGGTGCACTCCCAGAAGTGCTCCAGGTCAAGAAATCTGCGCAGAATTGTTCAAGATCAGCTTCTGCCTTAGCAATGCTGCCTTCAGCAAACAGATTACCAAGGTAGTCGATAACATTTTCCACCAAACTCTCGAAATCACCCTCATTACCACCATAAGCTGAATCATTTATTGGTCGGGCTTCCTCCATCCTACTGCTCAGCTCGCTCCTGAAATTGAGATGTGAGAAGAAAAACCGTCCAGGCAATAAATTGAAGTACATGTAGTGATCTGGACTAAATTTCCCTCCAAACCACGAAACATCATCAGTATTGCGCACCAAGCCATGAAATAATTTACTGCTGTCCATAAAACCTTTTAGATCCAGATTGAAAAATCCAAAATTTTCATTGATGCTCAGAAGCTCACTCCAACCCCCATCTAGACCACAGCACCAAACAATTACATTAGTAGTCATCTG